TAATCTTATGGAAGCGGCAAAGCACGCTAAGGAACTAGGCGAAAAAGAAATCTTTGAAGCCATTATGGAACTAAAAACTAAAGTCGTTGGACTTTAGTCAGCTATACTATTACCTTGTTGTTAGTATAGCCAGATGACACCGTCATCGTAAAAAAGAGGAGAAAAACATGGTATTCGAACTCTATTCAATAAAAGATAGGCTTGCAGAAGAATATGGTCCCATATTCCAAGCCAAAAACAAAGCGATTGCAGATCGCAACTTCAACAATCTTGTTGAAGATAAAAAACTAGATGAAGACGAATTTAACCTGGTTAAAGTCGGAACCTTCGATAATGAAACAGGAACATTGACAGCTGTATAAAAAAGTATACACTAGGTATAGGAGTAATTAACCTATGCCTAATATATTCAATAACGTTTCCAAACTCAGACCAGGGAGATCAGTATTTGATCTCTCTTATGAAAAAAAATTCAATTGCGACATGGGTCAACTCATACCCGTCATGTGTGACGAGGTAGTCCCAGGAGACAAATTTAAAATCAGCAATGAAGTAGTCATTCGCTGGCAGCCTTTAATCAAACCAATCCTTCACGAAGTAAATGTATTTACTCATTACTTCTTCGTTCCTTATCGGCTCCTCTGGGACGAATGGGAAGATTTTATAACCGGTGGTTCAGACGGAACACTAGAACCACAAATTCCATCATGGGAAGGCAGTACTTCTACTACTGAAGAGGGTAAGCTTTGGGATTACCTTGGATTTCCTATTGGTATAACGCCAGCTTTAGCCAACGGAAATGCACCAATTAAATTTCCTCAAGAAGCATATAATTTCATTTATAATGAATATTATCGAGATCAAACATTACAGACAGAAGTTCCAAGTACAAATGTTGATATACTTTTTCGCGCCTGGACAAAAGACTACTTCACATCAGCCCTTCCCTGGCAACAGAGAAATCCGATAGCACCATCACTACCAATAGTGGGCACAAGTTCGGCTATATGGGATGAGGAACGGTTTTCAGAAAGTACAGCATCACCAAATCTTAATATAAATGATGGATTTGGAACATTAAATGCATCCGGTTTTGCTGTACAAGCTAAAATATTCTTTGATATGAATACGGTAGATCTTTCAGCCGCATCATCATTCGATATAGCAGATCTTCGAGAAGTCATACAAATTCAAAAGTTCTTAGAGCGTAACGCTAGAGTAGGTGCACGTTACACCGAGTTTCTCGGGGCACATTTCGGCGTATCACCTAAAGATGCACGTCTTGACCGTCCCGAATATATAGGCGGAACAAAATCACCAGTAATCATATCAGAAGTACTTCAAACATCAGCTTCTGGTTCAGATGTATTCATTTCAGATACTCCCCAGGCAAACCTTGCAGGACACGGCATAACAGCAGACCGTAACATGGTCGGATCATACAGAGCAGAAGAATTCGGACTCATAATGGGAATAATGTCAGTCATGCCAAAACCTGCTTATCAGCAGGGAATACCTCGGCAGTGGCTTAGAGAAACAAAATATGACTTTTATTTCCCAGAATTCGCCCATCTATCAGAACAACCTATCTCGCAAGCAGAAATCTATGCTAACGATGTTTTAATAGATAATACAAAACTTTTCGGTTACCAGGAAAAATATAATGAAATGAGAGTAAAAGAAAACATGATAGTCGGTACGCTTCGTTCACAAGCGGCGGTATCATTGGACTACTGGCATTTAGCCAGGAACTTCGAATCACCTCCAATACTTGATAGCACATTCATTACGACAGGAGATCCTACAAGAGTATCGGGTAATGCACCGTCAGGAACATATATAAGAAAGGACATATTTGCTGTACAGGACGAGTACGGACTTATAGTAAATTATGCGAATAAAATTAAAGCGATCCGGCCTCTACCGGCAGCTTCTAACCCTGGACTTATGGATCACTTCTAGGATAAAAAAATGGAAAAAACAAAAAAAACGATTAAGTTTAATACTCCTTACGATAGAAAACGATGTCCTGGTGAATTACCAGGAACAGTTAGAATCGTAGAAACAACGGGATATCGTTCCACAAAACAACAGGTTGCTGAATACATGGCAGCAGGCCTACAACTTCAGAACTACAGAAAAGGAATGTACGATTTCGAATCAGAAGACAAAGTAGATGAAGAATATGAAGACAGAACAAGATCAACAGGATACGATCCAGCAGATGCAACCCAGGACTTACGAAACGTTGAGAAACGTCTTCGCCAGCAGGCTGCTGTCGCGAAAGAAAAGCAAAAAAGGGAATCCTTGGAAAACGATAAGCCGAAGGCAGAACCGGATACAGAACCGGTTAAAAAAGAAGAATAAATGGACCCCGTAACGTCTTCAGCTCTAATTGGAGCAGGTACCTCTCTCGTCGGTACAGCTACAAACGTCTTAATGTCAAAAAAGCGACGAGAGGAGCAATACGAAAGAGAGGATAACGCGGTCCAAAGAAGGGCCGCAGATCTAGAGGCAGCAGGACTATCAAAAACACTCGCGGCAGGCTCCGCGGCACAGGCACAAACACAACAACTACCAAATACGTCAGGCTTCTCAGATGCTGGAAAACACATTGGTAATATACCTATGGCAAAAGCCAATCGTAATGCTGCAAATGCAGCTAGAGCTAAGGTAGAAGCCGAAACCAAATCAATAGAATATGCGAATATAGAAGCAGCAAATAGGCAACAGTGGTTAGACTCTCCATCGGAAACAGCACCAGTGTGGCCACAAGGTCATCCCAAGGCAGGTCAGCCGATGTGGACAAATAGAGAACAGCAACGCCAAAACTGGGCACAATCACAAGACTCAGAATCAAATACAATGGGATTCTATAACCAATACGGATTACCTAATCAACCAGGAGTCTTACAATCCCAAACAGGTCAAATATTAATGTTAAATAAAGCTTGGTCAAACATGAATGACGAGCAAAGGCGTCAATTCTTATTAGCTTATGGTGCAAAAACACTGTCAGATGTAGCATCAAACCTGCTCGGATCAGCAGCAGGCTCAGTCGGACAAAATATAAAAAGGGATCCAACAATAACTCATATTAGAGGTGGAAAATAATGGCATATAAAAGACGTGGAAGAAAAGGCAAAAGACGATACGGTACTAAGCGTAAAAAAGGCCGTCGTATTCCTAAGTACGGTACTTCTCGCGGCGGTATTCGTCTCTAGTTGTTGGACTAATAACAACACATTAAATATCGGCACAAAAATGACATGTACTAAACCTATAGAGATCAACGGAGATCTATCATTTCCATGTGGAAAATGTATGTCATGCCGAGTACAGAGAACACAGGAATGGTCCATTCGTCTAATGCATGAGAAAACCGACTGGGATCATTCAATCTTCGTAACTCTCACATACTCAGATGAAAAATTACCCACATCTGGAAAACTGCAAAAATCAGACCTACAAAAGTTCCTAAAAAGATTACGAAAATCTTATCAATCGCCAATAAAATATTACGCCTCTGGCGAATACGGCGAGAAATACGGTCGTCCACATTATCACCTCATAATCTTCGGTATGTCACCAGAAGATCAAATAACTATAGAAAAAGCATGGAATCAAGGGATGGTACACATCGGAACGGTCACCCTCGAATCTTGTAGATACGTGGCATCGTACATTCAAAAAAAACAAAACAGAACAGGTAATAAAGAAGAAGACTTATTCAGTCTTCAATCACGTGGGTTAGGTCTCGCCTGGTCGGGACGTAACCACAGTTACCTACAGGATAACGAACACATAACACACAAGGGGATCTCAATGAGCATTCCCCGATACTACGTTAAAAAACACGGGCTCGATTTATCGAAAAGCCAGAACGAAAGGGAACAGAAGGTAGACGAAGAACTCGCATTAGTACAAAATCAAAATAACGACATCGAACTCTTCGACATCAACCTTCAATCCAAAGTTCAGGCAGATAAGAATATAAGAGCCCGAACTTCTCTAAAAGAGAAAAAATTATAAACTCATGCGAAGCATCAGCAACAAGCTGCAGATTGTACTCAATCAAAGCCGACAAGCGGAGCGCGTCAGCTAATTATTAATATGCAAAGTGACACCAATCGTGTCTACTAAACAAAATAAAACTACACACAAAGAACACCTGTTCTCCACATAATCTTCACATAACCCTAGTATTATTAGGGCATGAATAAAGAAGAGACAAAAGACGAACTGTATTTCAATCTTATGGAAGCGGCAAAGCACGCTAAGGAACTAGGCGAAAAGGAACTCTTTGAGGTCATTATGGAATTAAAATTAAAAGTCATTAGACTTTGACCGGCTATACTATTATCTTGTTGTTAGTATAGCCAGATGACACCGTCATCGTAAAAAACAGGAGAAAACATGATATTCGAACTGTACTCAATCAAAGACAGGCTTGCAGAAGAATATGGTCCCATATTCCAAGCCAAAAACAAAGCGATCGCAGAACGCAACTTCAACAATCTGGTTGAAGATAAAAAACTCGACGAAGATGAATTTAACTTGGTTAAAGTTGGAACCTTCGATAATGAAACGGGAACATTGACAACAGTATAAAAAAGTATACACTAGGTATAGGAGTAATTACCTATGCCTAATCTATTCAATAACGTTTCTAAACTAAGACCAGGGAGATCAGTATTCGATCTCTCTTATGAAAAAAAATTCAACTGCGACATGGGCCAACTTATACCCGTCATGTGTGACGAGGTAGTCCCAGGAGACAAGTTCAAAATCAGCAATGAAATTGTCATTCGCTGGCAACCACTAATTAAACCAATCCTCCACGAAGTAAATGTATTTACTCATTATTTCTTCGTACCTTATCGCCTACTCTGGAATAATTCAGAAACAGACTCATGGGAAGCCTTTATTACAGGCGGACCGGATGGAACACTTGAGCCGGTACTTCCTAGATATACACCCTCGGATACCGGAAAAACAGAAGAGGGAACCCTATGGGATTATTTCGGTTTTCCTATAGATATATTAGCAACAGGATCCGCACCCTTGGAGTTTCCTTGGACTGCATATAACTTAATATTTAATGAATATTATAGAGACCAGACATTACAAGAAAAAAATATTTTAACATCGCCACACGTTTCTTTTCGTGCATGGACAAAAGATTACTTCACATCAGCACTACCCTGGCAACAGCGAAGCCCAATTGCACCATCATTGCCAATAGTAGGCACAACTTCAGCAATATGGGATGAGGAACGGTTTTCAGATAGTTCACCAGTGGCAAATCTTAATATAAATGATGGATTTGGAACATTAAATGCAGGCGGTTTTGCTGCACAAGCTAAAATATTCTTCGATATGAATACTGTGGATCTATCAGCCGCATCTTCATTTGACATTGCAGATCTTAGAGAAGTCGTACAAATTCAAAAGTTCTTAGAACGCAACGCCCGAGTAGGCGCGCGGTATACCGAATTCCTCGGTGCACATTTCGGTGTATCACCTAGAGACGCACGACTAGACCGCCCGGAATATATAGGTGGAACAAAATCACCAGTCATTATATCAGAGGTGCTTCAGACTTCTGCAACAGGATCAGATGTATTCACTTCAGATACCCCTCAGGCAAACCTTGCCGGACACGGCATAACAGCAGACCGTAACATGGTCGGATCATACCGAGCAGAAGAATTCGGACTCATAATGGGAATAATGTCAGTCATGCCCAAGCCCGCTTATCAGCAGGGAATACAGCGGCAGTGGCTTCGAGAAACAAAATATGACTTCTATTTCCCAGAATTCGCACATCTGTCAGAACAGCCTATTTCACAAGCAGAAATTTATGCTAATGATGTTGAAATAGACAATAATAAACTTTTCGGTTATCAGGGAAAATATGACGAAATGAGAGTAAAACAAAACATGATATGTGGAACTCTTAGATCAAATGCTTCAGTCTCATTAGATTACTGGCATTTAGCCAGGAACTTTGATTCAGCTCCAATACTTGATAGCACATTCATAACAACAGGAGATCCAACAAGAGCAACAGGTCTTGCACCTTCAGGAACATTCATCAGAAAGGACATATTCGCAGTACAGGACGAGTACGGACTTATAGTAAATTATGCGAATAAAATCAAAGCTATCCGGCCATTGCCGGCAGCTTCAAACCCTGGACTCATGGATCACTTTTAGGATGAAAAAAATGGAAAAAACAAAGAAAGCTATGGAGTTTAATACTCCGTACAACAGAAAACAGTCTCCAGGTGAGAAACCTGGAAAAGAACGGATAGTAGAAACAACAGGATACCGTTCAACTAAACAGCAAGTTGCCGAATATATGGCAGCTGGTCTACAACTTCAAAACTACCGAAACGAAATGTATGATTTCGAATCAGAAGAAAAAGTAGATGAAGATTATGAAGACAGAACTAGATCACTAGGATACGATCCAGCAGATGCAACCCAAGACCTACGAAATGCTGAAAAACGTCTTAAACAACAGGCTGCCGTCCAGAAGGAAAAGCAAAATAGGGAATCCTTGGAAAACAATAAGCCGAAGGAAGAACCGGATCCAGAACCGGTTAAAAAAGAAGAATAAATGCCTATAGACCCTGTAACATCATCTGCTCTTATCGGCGCCGGTACATCTTTAGCCGGGACAGCTACAAATCTCTTAATGTCAAAAAAGCGACGTAAGGAGCAATACGCCAGGGAAGATAATGCGGTACAAAGAAGAGCCGCAGATCTCCAGGCAGCAGGACTATCCAAAACACTAGCGGCGGGATCCGCCGCACAAGCTCAAACTCAACAAGCACCTAATACATCAGGCTTCTCAGACGCTGGAAAGCATCTAGGTAACATTCCTATGGCGAAGGCTAACCTTAATGCCGCTAATGCGGCTAAAGCTAAGGTAGAAGCTGAAACAAAATCAATAGAATATTCAAATATAGAAGCCGCAAACAGACAACAGTGGTTAGACTCACCATCGGAAAATGCACCAGTCTGGCCAGAAGGTCACCCCAAAGCAGGTCAGCCTATGTGGTCTAACCGAGAACAGCAACGACAAAATTGGGCACAAGCACAAGACGCAGAATCAAATACAATGGGCTTCTATAACGAATTAGGATTACCAAATCAACCAGGAGTGCTCCAGTCACAAACTGGACAAATACTTCTGTTAAATAAAGCTTGGTTAAACATGAATGACGAGGAACGTCGTCAATTCTTATTATCATACGGTGCTAAAACATTGTCTGATGTAGCAGCAAACTTGCTTGGATCAGCAGCAGGATCAATAGGTCAAAATATAAAAAGGGACCCGACAATAACTCACATAAGAGGTGGAAAATAATGGCATATAAACGACGTGGAAACAAAGGTAAAAGACGATACGGTAGTAAGCGTAAAAAAGGCCGTCGCATTCGTAAGTACGGCACTTCTCGCGGTGGTATTCGCCTCTAGTTGTTGGACTAATAATAATACACTAAATATCGGCGTAACTATGACATGTACTAAACCTATAGAGATCAACGGTGATCTATCATTTCCTTGTGGAAAATGTATGTCATGCCGAGTACAAAGAACTCAAGAATGGTCCATTCGTCTTATGCACGAAAAAACAGATTGGGACCATTCAATCTTCCTAACACTCACTTACTCAGATGAAAAATTACCCACATCTGGAAAATTGCAAAAATCAGACCTACAAAAGTTCCTAAAACGATTACGAAAAGCTTATCAATCGCCAATAAAATATTACGCCTCTGGCGAATACGGCGAGAAATACGGTCGTCCACATTATCACCTCATTATCTTCGGTATGTCACCAGAAGATCAAATAATTATAGAAAAAGCATGGAATCAAGGGATGGTACACATCGGAACGGTCACCCTCGAATCTTGTAGATACGTGGCATCGTAC